AATACTGCTGGGTACAACTGTAGTTACTTGCCTGTAGATGACCCTAAAGCGTTTGATGAAGCTATGTTTATTTTGCTCTGTGGTACAGGTGTAGGCTTCTCAGTAGAGAGGCAGTTTGTACAGAGGCTACCAGAGGTTCCTGAGCTGTTTGATAGTGAGACTACAATCGTTGTCAAAGACAGTAAGGAAGGGTGGGCTAAAGCCTTTAGGCAAGTACTTGCACTTCTCTGGGCTGGTGAGATTCCTCAGTGGGATATAGGTTTGGTACGTCCTGCAGGTTCTAGGCTTAAGACTTTTGGGGGTAGGGCTAGTGGTCCTGCACCTTTAGTAGAACTGTTTAACTTTGCTATTACTACGTTTAAAAACGCTCAAGGTCGTAAGCTGTCGTCTATCGAGTGCCATGACCTTATGTGTTTCATTGGTCAGATCGTAGTCGTAGGTGGTGTTCGTCGTTCCGCTATGATCTCCCTGTCTAACCTGAGTGATGATCGTATGCGTCACGCTAAGTCAGGACAGTGGTGGGAAACAGCAGCTCATCGTGCATTAGCTAACAACAGTGTGAGCTACACAGAGAAACCTGACATGGAGACATTCATGCGGGAGTGGCAAGCTCTAGTAGAAAGTAAGTCGGGGGAACGTGGTGTATTCAATCGTCAAGCAAGTAAAGTACAAGCTGCAAAAAATGGTAGACGTAATCCTAATTATGAGTTTGGGACTAACCCGTGCAGCGAGATCATCTTGCGTCCAAATCAGTTCTGCAATCTTACGGAGTGTGTTGTACGTGACACGGACACTTTGGAAGATCTTGAGCGTAAAGTCCGTCTGGCAACTATACTGGGAACTATCCAGTCAACCTACACCAAGTTTCCGTATCTGCGAAAGGTGTGGACTACCAACACCGAAGAAGAGCGACTGCTCGGTGTGTCACTCACAGGCATAATGGATAACTCTTTAATGACCTGTAGGAACGAAGGCTTGGAGAGTACCCTTGAGCACTTACGCACCGTGGCTGTTGATACTAATGCTGAATGGGCTGACCGTCTTGGTATACCTCGTTCTACTGCTATTACGTGCGTGAAACCCTCGGGCACAGTTTCTCAGTTAGTAGATAGTGCTAGTGGTATTCATGCTCGTCACAGTCCCTATTATATCCGCACTGTGCGTGGTGACAACAAAGATCCGCTGACACAGTTTATGAAAGATAAAGGTATACCTAATGAACCAGAGGAGTATAGACCAGATCAGACAACAGTGTTTAGCTTTCCTTTTAAATCACCTGAAGGAGCTGTTACCAGAAACGATATGAGCGCCATAGAACAGTTAGATACTTGGTTGATATATCAAAGGTCATGGTGTGAACATAAGCCTAGCGTGACGATCTCTGTACGTGACCATGAGTGGATGGAAGTGGGTGCATTTGTCTACAAGCACTTTGATGAAATGTCAGGTGTTTCCTTCTTACCACACATAGATCATAGTTATATACAAGCACCTTACCAAGATTGTTCAGAATATGAGTATACAGAACTTTTATTAAAAATGCCAAAGACTATTGACTGGTCTGAGTTATCGGAGTATGAACAAGAGGACAACACTGCTGGTATGCAAACAATGGCTTGTAGCGGTGATGTTTGTGAAATAGTAGATTTAACTTAGGAGACTACGATGGAAAGTCAGTTACCACTTCAACTATCCCTGCACTTAAGTGACATGGGAGTAATACAAAAAGACTTCACAGATACACCTGTAGAAGACGAAGTCTATGAAGTCGATATGTCTTATAAAAGTGTAGAGCTTGACAAGTATGGGGAGCCACCGTTCTAATGGCTAAGTGGGATTTATCAAAGTTGGGTACTTCTCAAGAGGTGGACTACGTTAACAGTCCGCCTCACTACAATAGTACCATAGAATGTATAGACGCTATGGAAGCTATGACTGAGGGGGCAGCTGTAAATACTCATGCTGCCTATTGTTGGCAATCTGCTTTTAAATACTTATGGAGATGGCCTTATAAGAAGAAGCCTGTAGAGGATTTGAGAAAGTGTATCTGGTATCTCGAAAGGCTTATAGATATATTGGAGAATCCAGATGTGGACAGCGATAATATTGACGTGCCATTTAGACACTACAACTTGTAAGAGCGTATCACCTTCTGTTTTATATACTTCAGAGGATGTTTGTCTAAAGTCCTTAGCTCTAGGTATACAGACCCTAGAGGGAAATAGGTGGGTAGTTAAAGACTACCTCTGTCATCAGTGGGGTAAGTCCTCATAAAAGAAGGCCCCAAGGAGAGATCCAAGGGGCCTTTAGTTTGTCTGCAGTTTTTATTTATGGTTAGGGCAAGAGCGGTCCCAGCAGAAGCAAGAGGAGAAACCTCTGGGGGGTAGGTCTAGTATCGACTTAGACTTCTTAGACTTCTTCTGTCGCCTTCTTAAGTGTCGTTTAAGTGTGTACTTACTAGGAGATGCTCTAGCTATTGTTTTATACAAACTGTCTCTCTTATTTACCGAAGAATTTAGATACCGATCTAATTCCTATGGATGCTGATACAATCCCACCGAGGGAATACTGATACCACGTTGGCATAGTCTCAAGTGCTGCAAAACCAGCCTGTACTATAGCATTCCCCCAGTCACCACAAAAGGCTAGTATCAGGGGAATACTGAAGAGTAGGGTTATCCACTCGTCTTTCCAACTATTCTGAGTAGCCTGGATTGCAGCTAGATCCCAGTCTATCTCACCTGTAAGCTGTTTCTTCTTTATCTCAGCCTCAGTAAGTTTGATCTGTGTCTTACTGTCGATTACACTTGTAGCTAGACCAACTACACTTCCTATTATTTGACCAATCATTTCTTCTCACTCCCTAGCCATACAGCTATTGTACCAGTCATAGCACCGCTTACAACACTAATCATGGCACTCTGTTGAGTACTTAAGTCATCCAAGCTAATACCCCATTCTATTACACGTATATACATAAGGGTCATCACTACCATCATAAGCCGTGGCAGCAGTTTCCAAGCTAGTATACGTTCCATTGCAACTGTCATATTAAACCTCTATGTTTAAAGTAGTAGACTCTGATTTTAGTCTGTGAGTTTCTGCACCAAACCTATCGTACCCTTTAGCTAAATCTAGTCTTTGTTCTCTAAGAGACTCTAGGTGTTTGTGACTAGCTCTGTGCTCTTTTTCAACTCTCTGCTCTACCAAGTGGTTATTAATACTCTCACGAACCCTAGATTGATGATGTATATCACTTGCTACATTGAAAGGCATTGAGCCAACCCCTTGTAAACCGTCAGCCATTTATAACATCCCTTTTGATGACATTATAGCAAGAGTGGCTATACTTGTTATTATAGACAGTATGATTAGAGTACCCCCAATAACAACTACCTTCTCTACTATCTCTTGCTTACGTTTCCTAGCGGCATCTTCTCTCTCTTTACGTTCTCTACGTGTTCTAGCTCTTATTTCTTGTAGCTCACCCCAAGCTGAGTAACCTCTGGTAGCTATCACAATGGCCCTGAGCTCTTCTTCAGCATCCTTTGCCTTCTGCAGTTTCACGAAGGTCTCCATACTGTTCTCATCATCACCTGAGAAGAGACTGTTCTTCTTCTTATTGTGGTTGTTCCTTAGTTCATCGACACCATCAAAGAACTCACCAATCTGTTTAGTGACTGAGACAAGCTCTTTACCTGCACTAACAGCAGTCTTGACCGCAGCTAAAGCTGTAAATGGGTCTATCATAACAATCCTTACTTATCACTAGCCATTTTCTCTACTGTTTGTCGGATTGCCTTAATGTTCTCATCTATACGGGCCATAGATACTGCTTGTCGTTGAGTTGCGTCTTCTACAATAGATAGTCTGGATTGCATACGCATGATCTCTTCACCATTACGTTCAATGTCTGACATCATCATAGAGACAGTCCAAACTATAGCTGCTGCTTGAGCTATAAGACCGAAGATAAGGGTTATAGGTACGCTTCTGGAGAGGTGCCAATTATCTTCTTCTCTGCTCATGCTGGGTACTTCTTACGATCAAGTTCAAAGTGAGGCGCATCATAGAAGCTCTTCCAGTCACCACCCCATACAATAGGGATCTCTAACTCTTCTGCTGCATCCTTCATGG